TGACGGAGTCTACTCTTCCGACGCTATTTCAAAGTCAGGCCTTATATATTATCTAGTTAGTCACGTATTCTTTTTGTAAGCAAACGCTCAGTAATACTCGTGAGGTCCTATTTAAAAGACCTCAACCATTCGATTACTCCATCATAATGCTCCTTTATTTCAGGAGATTCTTCACATGTATAATAAGGTTTAGAGAACATTGCTTTGGTTTCTCTACCTAAAGCATTACTATAGGTTATAGAGTAATAGTTTGATTTTGGGTTGTTGGTAATTTTAAATGGTATCATAATTATTTGTTTATTATATTATCTAAGGTTAAACGTATTCTTTTTGTAACGCTCGGCTTCGAACGTTGATGTGAGGTGTACCTTAGTACTAAGAGACTGATTTGTCCCTTAGCACTGTTGGTACTGATGTACTTGATGTGTATGATTTGTACTTAATAAAGCATGGCATTGTATCAAGCTTGTCCTTCATGATTTCGTAAGCTTTATCATGATTGTATTCATATTGCTTACCTGATTTGAATGTAACCTTGATGATCGTGTTTGTACCAATTAGAGATTTTCTGATTAAGAATCTTTTGCTTTCCATTGTTTTTTGAGTTGAATTTGACATAATTGTTTGATTTAAATTTATATTAATTATTAATTATTTATTATATATATATTATCTATATGCAAGCGTATTTTTTTTGTTCGCAGTCAAAATGCTCAATAATACTCGTGAGGTTGCTTCGCTGCTTACATATATATTATCTACTCGCAAGCGTATTTATCTTGTAACGCACATACTGGAATCAAAACGCGCAGTAATAGTCGTGAGGTTGTTTGTCAACTAGTATATCTCCAGGAAAAAAGCTAAAAGCTGGTAGGATTTCAACGTAAAAGGCAAAACATAAAACGCAAATCATATAAAACACGGGGATCCCGGTCATTTTGAAACGCAAAAGGTTTTTGATTGATGTTGTAGAAAAGTAGGGGTAACACCATGCCTCTATATTTCTTACATTTTTTTTTATAAAATAAAAAACTATGACATTAGGCTGTTATATTAAGGGGTAATAGGCTATTGTCACACTGTAAAATACGATGCTTTCGTGTGAATATATAAAGTATACAAAAAAACACTAAAAAATGGCAGCAAATTTAGGAAACGAGGCAGTTACAGAGATGTATTTAGGAAGCGAGACGGTTACAGCTGTGTATTTAGGTACAGAACAAGTATTATAACACATGGCAAAGCAAAAATTATCAGCAGAAGCGCTAAAAGCAAAAAGAAGACGCGATTTAGCGGCAGCAAATTCACCGTTTAGGCGAGAATTACGTGCAGATAGCCAAAGAAGGAGAAGAGCTGCTGAAAAAGCTGGTAAAGACATCGAAGGAAAAGACTTTGACCACAATACAGGTAGGTTTGTTTCATCTGGTTTTAACAGAGGAGGCACACAAGTAGGTGGTACCGATGGTACTAAGGCAGAAAGCAATAGATAAATTAAGAAAAATATAAAATGGCAATAGTATATAGTTATCAAGAAGAAACACAACCAGCGTTTGGTGACCTATTATTAGGTACAGATGTTAGTGCATCGGGAAAACCGACAAAATCGTTTTCAATACAGAGCATTGTAGACTTAGTGCAAACAGGTGTGCCGGGTGGAGGTACTGTTACTAGTATTGCGACGAATGCTACTAACTATATTACTATGTCAGGTGGACCTATTACAACAACAGGTACGCTTACTGCTTCTCTTTCTGCTACAGGTGTTCCATCAACAACTACTTTTCTTCGTGGTGATAACGTATGGGCTACACCAGTAACTAGTTTAAACACTACTTACACTGTTGATGCTGCACAAGTTGGTGTTAACAGTAACATTAGACTAAACGGTAGTGATTCCACGCAGTCTATTATATCTTTAATTGCAGGGCCTAATATTCAATTGACTAATAATGGTTCTAGTAATATTACAATTGGGGTTACCGGACTACCTGAAGGTACAGTGACAAGTGTTACTGCTGATGGTGGATTATATATATCTGCTGGGGTTGCTACAGTGAACCCAACACTATCAGTTGACTTGACTGGATTGAATAACTATATTAATTACGGTAAAAGTCAAACTACTGCAATAAGTGAGGACTTTATAGCTTTTAACCAATCATCTACTACTAATGTAAAGACTACAACGCTTGGCGCTATTACGCCTTCTGCGTTATCGCTGGTTAAAAATTACATCGATGCAGGAGATGTTGGAGATGTTAGAAACAACACTGACACTTACACCGATGTTGCTAATGTAGACCAAATTGTTAGTTTAAGTGACGCTGAATACGCAGCGCTTGCTAATAAGAATGCAAACACACTTTACGTTGTAGTTACGCCAGCTGTAGAATATACTACTACGTTGGCATTTACAAATAACATATCTGGTACAGAGTATACAATTACTGGTGATCAAGCTGGTGCTACTAAAACAGGTATTGCTGGGGCATCGTACGGTTACAATTCTAATGTTGTACCAAATAGTGGATTTTACTTTTCATCAGGGCCATCGATTACAAACGCTGTTGGATTGTTTAGTGCAAATGAAACAGTTTACACTATATTATCAGGTACAGTATCAGCTGTAGCGCAACCTACTATTACAGCAACTCTTGCGGTATCAACTGCTGGTGTTCAAGGAACACAATTTACTTTAGGCGGTGATTTAGCTGGTTCAACACAATCAGGAACATCACCTCTTAATTACGCATTTAATACTACAATAACACCAACGTCTGGATATGTATTTACATCAGGACCTACTATAACAAATGCAACTGGAACTATTAGCGGTTCACAAACAGTTGTTACTACAATATCAGGTGTTATAGAACAAGCTTCTCAAAATACAGTTACTGTTACAGCACAGGTAAATGAAAGTTTTACTGGTAGTGCTGCTGCTCAGGCATATGCTACTGTATCTCCTGGATCATTCTCTGGAAACGATTCGGTTTCATATAACTTTGATGTTAACGCATTTACAAATAGCGGTTACTACTTTGCTAGTGGACCTACAATTACAGGCGATATATCTGGAACATCGTCTTCTACAAGAAACGCTGTTATAAATGTTTCAGGTCAAGTAGAGCAATTGCAAAACGAAGCTATTGTAAATCTTCTTGTTCAAAATACAATAGATGGACCAACAGCTGGTTATACGATCACAGGTGATCAAACTGGAGCACAAAAAATTGGAACAGTGCCATTTAGTTACGCGTTTAGCACGGGTGTATCTTTAAATGAAGGTTACGAATGGGTTTCAGGTCAAGCACCAACTATTCAAAATGCAACTGGTGTTACAAGTACAATAGGTGAGCAAACGGAAATTACAACAATATCAGGAGCTCAAGTGATACAATCTGTTTCTAATACAACTGCTACTCTTAGTATAACATATAATATAACAGATCCTTACGATGTTTGGTTCCCTGTTGGATACTTGGATGGAGCTAGTAAATCAGGATTACCAGGTGCTTCTTACTCTTTTGCTGATCAAACACCTAGCGTATCTATACCTAGTGGCTATGGTTACTCTGTTCCACCAAACACTGTTGGAGATTTAACAGGTACTTTTGACGCTACAAATAAAATTATACCAGTTACTGTTACTGCTACGGTTATAGAAATAGCACAGACCGGTACGGTTAATTTAGCTTTTGATAATAACATACAGTTCAACGGAGGCGCTGACGGATCTGGTGTACCTTATGTAACAACAAGTTTAAGTCCGCCTGTAGCTTCGTTTAGCGGCAATGTAGGTGATCCATATTCTTGGACACATAGTGTTACTGCGAATGAAGGGTTCGCAATAGAAACAGAAACATGGATACCTAACGCTACAATATCTGGAACTATTCAAGCAGGAAACTATTATGTAAATCAAGAATTAAGAGGCAATGTCATATCATCGCTTGGTCAGTTCTTAGGTAGTACACAAACAGGCACATTTAATCAGGCATGTAGTTTATTTGTAAATCAAAACTATTATCATAATGGATCTGGTGAACTGCCAACTGAATTTGATAGAGTTTATTCAGATGCTGCAGGAACACAAGCTTTACCGGCTGGTTATTATGGTATGGCAACAAATAATGGAAGTTACTACGGATGGTTTAGAATAGTATCATCTTCTACTGGTGAGGTTACATTAACAGGCGAATGTGGTGGATTTTAATAAAAAATAAAAAACTAACTAAAAACATAAAATGGCAATAATATATAGTTATCCACAGGTAAAACCTAAAGCCTCAGACTTACTGATAGGTACAGTTACTTACGACGGTACAGGAACTAATCCTGTAGAGGGTAATCCAACTAGAACATTTAGTGTACAAGACGTAGCTAATTTAGTTGCGTCATATGAATTATCTACGACTCAAAACGGCACTAACGCTACTTTGAGATTAACTAATGATATAGGGGATTTAAGTGTAGTAAATTTAGTTAAAGGTAATGGTATAACATTAACCAGTAATGGTTCAAACGCGATAACTATAGCAAACTCCGGTTTGGTAAGTGTCAATGCTACCGACACTAATTATATAGATACAAATGCTTCAGTAGTATCTGGTGTATTAAATATATCTTCAAGTTTATCAGCTACAGGATCCGCCACATCATCTAGTTATTTAAGGGGTGATAACAAGTGGTCTGTGCCTGTTAATAGTATTACCGCAGCTAGTTCTACATTTATAAATGTTGGCCCTACAGTTGCTTCTAATGGCAATGTTATTATTACGGCCGCTCTTTCAGCAACTGGAGCACCTAGTTCTTCAAGCTTTTTGAGAGGAGATAATACATGGGCTGTACCTGCTGGTGGTGGAACTATTACTTCTGTAAATGCTGGAACAGGAATTGCGGTTGATAATTCAAACCCTGCTGATCCTATAATCAGTAACACAGGAGTTATTAAAATAATAGGCGGGACAGATATATCGGTTACACCTGTTGATGGAACAGGAACTGTTACTATAAATTCTACATCACAGGGTGGTGTTACAGATATTATAGCTGGTAATAATATTTCTATATCACCAGTTTCAGGTTTAGGTAGTGTAACTATTAATGCTTTAGACACTATATACACTGCTGGTAATGGTATAGGTATAAATAATGACATAATATCTAACACTCTTCCAGATCAAGTTGTTTCATTATTAGGCACAGGTGCTGTTAACGTTACTGGATCATATCCTGACTTTACTATTGATGTTACACCAGGAGAAAACGGTGTAATGACTAAAGATTCTTTTATTAGTAATGGAATACAGGTAGATTATGTTTTATCTCAAATACCAGTCTCTTCTACTTATATAGAAGTATTTATAAGTGGTGTATATCAAGAAGATTCTACTTACACGTTAAGCGGAAATACAGTAACTTTGTCTACTGCAGCAGACGCGGGAGATACTATAGAAATAGTTACATTTAATTTAGGTGCCGCTAATGGTGGTGGCGGAGGCAGTGGTGTTGATTCACTTTCTGCTGGCACTGGTATTTCTTTAACTGGTAATACAGGAGATATAACAGTAACAAATACATTTCCAGATAAAACAGTGGTATTAAATGCTAGTGGTGCAACTACAGTTACAGGTACATATCCTGTATTTAATATATCTTCTGTAGACACTACATATACGGCTGGTACTGATATTAGTGTAGTTGGGACTATTATATCAAACACTGCCCCTGATCAAACCGTTACATTAACTGAAGGAACGGGTATAACTACAAGTGGCACATATCCCAACTTTACAATAGCAAACTCTTTGCCGGATCAAACGGTAACATTAACTGGAAGCGGTTCTACAGTAATATCTGGCACTTATCCAAGCTTCAATGTAGATTCTACAAACACAACATATACTGCGGGATCTGGTCTTTCTTTAGTTGGAACAGAATTCTCAAATACAGCACCTGATCAAACGGTGGTTATAACTGGTAGTAATGCCGCCACGGTAACTGGGACATACCCTAATTTTAATGTTAGTTCTCCTAGTATATCTGCCGGTACATCTATAAGCTTAGATGTTACAAATCCAAATGATATAGTAATAAACAACACTGCTCCAGATCAAGTTGTTTCATTAACAGCTTCTACTGGAATACAAATAACAGGTACATATCCTAGTTTTACTATAACAAACACATCGGATCCAGCAATAGTTGATTCTGTAAATGGGCAGATAGGCGTTGTTGTTTTAGATTCAGATAATATTTCAGAAGGGGTTACAAATTTATATGATAAGACAGTCGCAATAACAGGTGGCGGTGCAACCACTGTTACCGGTACATATCCTAACTTTAGTATCACATCAACTGATACCAACACGCAGTATACTGCTGGATCTGGTTTATTGTTAGTTGGACAGCAATTTTCAAATACTGCACCAGATCAATTAGTTACTATAACAGGAGGTGGTGGAACAACCGTAACAGGATCATACCCAAACTTTACAGTATCATCATCAACTAGTGGTGCTGGTCTTGATTCTGTTGTTGCGGGTACTTCTATAAGTATTGATAATACAGACCCTGCAAATCCAATAATTACAAATACTGCTCCAGATCAAACGGTAGTATTAACCGGCTCCGGTGCCGCAACTGTTACAGGCACTTATCCAAGTTTCAACGTAGCTACACCAGTTGTTAATACAGCTGACTTTATAACAAACGCAAATGATGTTTACCCTAGTGTAAATAAAGTTACTGATATTATATCTTTAACACAAGCAGAATATGATGCGCTTACCCCAGACGAAAGTGCAATTTACATAATAGTAGGATAATGAATTTTAAACAAGGATCAAACTCATTTGCTTTTGGAAAAATAAAATTAGGATCTACTAGTATAAATAAAATATACTTTGGAAGCAATTTTGTTTGGCCAGAAGCTGCTCCAATACAATCGGAATGTTATGTAGAATGCGATGCCGTGGCAACGCTTCCAATTCCTGGCGAATGTTATGTAGAATGTGATGCGGTAGCTACTCTTCCAATACCAGGAGAATGTTATGTAGAATGTGATGCTATAGTTAATTAATAAATAAAAAAATAAAATAAATAATGACAATAAATGTAACTTTAAAAGCTTCTGGAATAGACTCAGGCCCTTTTTCAATTTATCAAGATTCTGATAATTTTGCTACAGCTCTTGCAACTGGCGTCACTACTAATTTATTAACAATAGGATTTGAAGTAGATGCAAATATAAATACAAAATTTGTAAAAGTTTTTAGCGAATCAAGCTGCAATGCTGTAGCGATGGTAAGCGCTAAATTTGCCGATACAACTCCTTCGGTTGTTTCTTCAACTGTTGCTACTATTCCAAATGGCAATATAGCTAAATACGTTACAACAGCGACGGATAATAAAGATGGAATTATTGTTTCAGACGGCGGAAATACATTTGTTTCTGTAGATACTGGCGATACTTTTGTTAATAATGCAGAGATGACCAGCGTAGATGCTAGATGTGTTACTTATGATTCTGTTTCTAGTAAATTTTTTGTCATAGGATCTATAAATAATGAATGGTGGGAAGTAACCATATCAGGAGCGACAGTTACTGTTACTCCGCAGGCAGCATCTTTACCTGGATCGCAAAGAGGTTCAGCATTTTTTCACAATGGAGTTCTTTATATAAAAGATTTATTGGGTGTATATAGATCTGAAGATTTAATTACTTTTGTAAAAGTTGCAAATTTTGATTTTACACCTACAAGTTCACAATATACGCAGGCAAAATCTTTTGCTGGTTACGCAAAAACAGTTTTTTGTGCTGATAATAGAAATGGTTTATATAGATCTACAGATAATGGTTTGAATTGGAGTAAATTAACAATTCGTCCAAATCCAATTGAAGTTCAAATAGATCAAGACGGCAGGGTTTTTCTTTTAAGTAGTGATCCAGGCTTCGGTACTCAATTGCTTTATTCGGATGATCTTGGTTCAACGTGGTTGCTTTATGATGGTTCTACTAATTTACAACAGCCATTTGAAATGAATAAATATGGAAGATTATGGTTTCTTACAAAAAACCCCGGTAACGGCTCTAGATCTTTAGCATATAAAATTGATGTAGTGAGTTCATCTACGGAAACATTGTTGCCAGACACTAATTTAGCAACGCAGCCAGCTAGCTCATATACTGATTTTTCAAAATATTCAATATTTTCTTGTAAGGATAGAACGTTTTTAATGGGTCAAAGCGGTTCAAATACGCTTATAATAAAAAATATAATAGCATATACCTAATTAAAAACCCATTAAACCAAGTAATAATAATATATAACTAACAAAAAATAAATGGCTACAACTAAAGTATCTAAAGGACTTATAAAAGACGGTGCCGTAACTATAGAAAAGTTAAACAGCGCACTAGTAGTTACAGAGGCTGAAGGTATAGTAAATAACGATAACGATATTACGGTTCCTACTTCGGCTGCTGTAAAAAACTATGTTGATAGTTCAGTTGTTGGTGGATTAATATATCAAGGAGCGTATGATGCTTCTACAAATACGCCAGTTCTTGACAGCAGAGGCACTCAGATAGCTGTTACTCAAGGTTGGACATATACGGTTACAGTGGACGGAACGTTTTATGGTGAAACGGTTAGAATAGGTGATGTTTTAATTGCCGAAACAGATTTAGCTGCTGGTACAGGGGCTTTAACTGATTGGACTACGGTTCAAAGTAATATTGATTTAGCTACAGCTGGTACTGATGCCACAGCTGTAAGAGGTTTAGCTGGTTTTGACGCGGACAATTTTACTGTTGCCAATGGATTTGTAAACTTAAAAGTAGGTGATATTATACCTTCTAATATTGTGCAGTCTATAGTCGCTGGAAGTGGAATAACAGTGGACAACACTGATCCTGAAAATCCTATTGTAACAAACACTGCTCCAGACCAAACTGTTGTAATTACGGGAACAGGTGGAGCAACAGTAACAGGTACTTATCCAAGTTTTAATATAAACACTACTGATGCGACCGGGGTTGATAGCATAATTGCTGGGACAAGTATAAGTGTAGATAATACAGATCCAGCTAATCCTATAGTAAATAATACAGACCCTGATCAAACAGTTGTTTTAAATCAAGGTAATAATATAACTATAACAGGCACATACCCTAGCTTCACTATAGCTGCCGCAGATGCACCAGCTCAATTAGTTACTTCCGTTAATACACAGGTTGGAGCAGTTGTATTGGATACTGATGATATAGCTGAAGGTACTACAAACCTTTATGATAAAACTGTTGTAATTACGGGTTCTGGAGGTGCTACAATAACTGGAAATTATCCTAATTTTAATATAGACACTACAGATGCTACTGGAGTAGACAGCGTGGTTGCTGGCGCAAATGTTACTGTAGATAATACAGACCCTAAAAATCCTATAGTAAGTGCATCTGGAAATCCAATACCAGTATCTGAAGAAGGTGTACAGGTTACGCCAAGCGTTGCTTCATTTAACTTTACTGGCACAGGTGTTACCGCTACAGCTGTTGGAAACGATGTTACTGTAAATGTTGCACAAGCACAATCGGTTAGTAATTTAGTTTATGATGTAAGAAACCAAACAGGTACTGAAATACCAGCTGGTTCTGCAGTATATATTGTTGGAGGCGCTGGCGCTAGTGATCACGTAAATGTTGTTTTAGCATTGGCTGATAACGATGAGCATTCATCTAAGACATTTGGTATAACATCAGTTGCAATACCTAATAATTCAATTGGACCAGTAACACTAGAGGGTTTAATTGAAGGCATTGATACCGATTTATGGAATAATGGTGATACATTATGGTTATCGCCAACGGTTCCAGGTGGTATTCAAAATACTATACCTCCTACTCCAGCGCACGCTGTATTTTTAGGTTACGCTGTTAGAATACAACAAAACAACGGATCTATATTTGTTAAAATACAAAATGGTCCAGAATTAAGCGAATTACACGATGTACTTATAACCAATGTACAAAACAACCAAACCATAACTTGGGACACTACTAATAGTTATTGGAAAAATACAAATATAGCTAATTCAGTTACAGGTGCTAATAGCACTTTTATAAGTACTTCTACAGATGTAACAACAGGTGCAGTTACTGTAACGTCTTCTTTAAGCGCTACGGGCACGCCTGATGCAACAACTTTCCTTCGTGGTGATAACCAATGGGTGACAGTCGCTGGAACAACCTATGACTATTCTAGTGCACAATCTGGAAATGATGTAGATTTAAACTTAATACCTTCTACTGGTGTAACTGATACAGTTAAGCTAGTTGCTGGTTCTGGAGTTACTATTACTGATGACGGAAGTAACAATGTAACTATTGCTGCATCATCTTCAAGCTCAATTGCTAAAGATGATTTTGTAGGTGATGGTACAACACAAGCATTTCCACTTTCTGTAACACCTTTTTCTACATTATTTACAAGTGTTTACATATCTGGTGTTTACCAGGAAAAAGAAACATATTCAATAACAGATAGTACGCTTACATTTACTACGTCTCCACCAGATGGTGCATCAATTGAAGTAATGTCTGTTGTTGTTGCAAATGTAACACCTGGTGCTAATACAATTACAAGAAATGATTTTACAGGTAATGGAACAGATACTGATTATACATTATCAGTCGCTCCTTCCAGCATTAACTTTGTAGATGTGTATGTAAGTGGAGCGTATCAAAATAAAGATGGTTTTAGTATTGTAGGTACAACACTATCTTTTTCAGAGGCCCCGGCAAATGGTGATGAAATAGAGGTAATGATTATATCTAATGTTTCACTAATTGATGGTGTTGCTTCTTTTAACTCAAGAGTAGGGGCGGTTACTTTGCTAGCCTCTGATATACCTAATATTGGCGTAAATACAATATCAACCAACACAGCAGCTGTTAGTGGTAATTTATACGTATTAACTGCTGATTTAACATTAACATTACCAGCGTCACCTATAGATGGTGATTCAATTAAAATAAGTAACTTATCTGGAATTGCTACATGCGTACTTGGTAGAAATGGTAGTTTAATAATGGGAGTAGATCAAGATTTAACTTTAGATACACCTTCAGCATCTTTTGAGTTAATATACTCAGGGGCAACAAAAGGTTGGGTAATAGTAGGATTATAAAATAATATAAAGATATGAGTAATTTAACAGATTTTTTTCCATCAGGAAGCGGTGGTGGAGGTTTAACCCCTAAATTCCAAGAGTTTAATTCTTCTGGAACTTTCACCCCATCTCAAGCGTTAATAGATGCAGGAGGTTATATAGAAGTGTTTTTGGTTGCAGCAGGTAACTGGTCTAATAACACCGGCTTAGGGGGGCAGGGCGGAGACGTAAAAAGAAAAATAATGTATTTAACGTCTACCAACCCTATCGGCGTAACAATAGCAGGTAGTGGGAGCAGAGGAAGCAAAGGGGGAAATTCATCTTTTGGCGGGTCTTCAGCTGGTGGCATAAATATAACGTGTATAGGAGGAGATCAGTCGGTAACAGTATCTATAGATCGCAACAAGCAAACTTCTAGCTTTCAAAGAAATTCATTTTATGCGGATGGATCTAACAATGGATATGGAACGCCTGGAGGAGTCGCCGGTTCTGGTCCAGGAGTGTTTAGTGGGCTTGCTAATACGGGTCAAGGTGGAGATTATTATGGAAGTGGGGCTGGCTCAGGTTATTGTTTAATTAAATGGTACGAATAAAAATGGAAAACTTAATAGCTATAATAAAAGAAGGTAAAGTAGATAATATAATAGTAGCATCTGATGAGTTTGCTGCAACTTTACAAGAAGAAACGGTTAATGTAACTGATAAAGGGGTTGGTATAGGATTTAGCTACGCTAATGGTGTATTTTCCGCTCCTGTAAAAACTTTAGAAGAAAAAACTACTGAAGAAAAAAAATGGAGGGATTCAGAATTACAATCAAGTGATTTTATCGTACCATTAACTGACCATCCGAAGCACGCTGCTTATATGACATACAGACAAGAGCTAAGAGATTACCCTTCGCAATCAGATTTTCCAAACGGTACTAGACCAATAAAACCTTAATATATGGCACTAACGAGAATATCAAACGATACTTTACAAGACGCTACTATTACTCAAGCAAAACTTGGTGCAGAGTTTACGGAAGTAATTACATACAACCAAGGCACAGGGTTTCCAAGTGTATTAGATTTTTCATCGGCAGATCAGTGGGTAATGAATGACATGGCATCTTTTTTAACCTTAAATATAACTAATGCCCAGCCAGGTATGGTAAAGCTATTAAGCATATATCCGTGGGAAGGAGTTTTAACTTGGGATCCTGCCATAACAGTTAAAGTTCTTAACGGAACATTTGACCCTGTATTTAATTGGAATTACATACAAATATTATGTCAATCCGCTAATACTTTTTTAATAACAATTTCTCAAGAGCAAGTGTAATATGAAAGCAATAGAAATAAACGGAGAAATAAAGATATTTAACAAATTACCTAAAGAATTTAAAACTTCTGATGGACGTTTAATTTTAGGGTTAAATGAAAAATTCGCTGGAGATTTTGGTTTTAAAGATGTTGTTACTCCTGCGTACAATTATTTAACTGAAGAGCTTTCTCCGATCAAACTTGTTGGTGATGTTTACACTTACGATGTAATTGAAAAACCTATTAAAGAAACTTTAGCTGAATTAAAACTTAAAAAAATTAGAGAATTAAAATCTAAAATAGGAGAAAGATTATCTGCAACTGATTGGTATATAATTAGAAAAACAGATACTAATGAGGATATACCAAATAATGTTGTAGATGATAGAAACAATCTTAGGCAAAGAAACGAGGATTTAGAAATAGAAATAAATGCTTTAACAACTAAGAAATCAGTTGTATTGTTTGAAATTAACCTTTAAAATTTAATTTATGCCTTTTACAAATAGATTAATAAACACAGGGTCAGCAACAGGTTCTCCTATTGATTTTTTAGTAGTTGCAGGAGGAGGCGGTGCTAAATACGGGGGAAGACCTGGAGGAGGTGGAGCAGGTGGTCTTAGAACATCTTACGGTACTTTAAGTGGTGGTGGTTGCTCTGTGGAGGAGCCAATTACTCCTACATCAGGGGATGTATTAAATATAGTTATTGGACAAGGCGGTATATCAGAAGGAGGCGATGTAATTGCATCTCCCGCTTCAGATGGTACTAATTCTTCAATTGCAGGTTCAAGCATTGAATCTATAATTTCTATTGGCGGCGGTGGCGGCGGTAATGGAGGTGCAGGGCAGTCTAACGCAGGAAGGTCAGGTGGTTCTGGTGGAGGTAAAGGAGCTTATGGAACAGGTGGCGTTGGTGGCGGTGCTTCTTGTCAAGGATATAACGGAGGTAGTCAAGGCTCATATTATAATTATGGCGGTGGCGGAGGCGGTGCTGGAGAAGCAGGTAACACAAACGGTCAATGCTATGGAGGGGATGGAATACAAAACGCAATAACAGGTTCTGCTATTTACTACGCAGGAGGAGGTGGAGCAAGTGAACGCTTAAGCGGCAATGTATTTCCTGGAGGACTTGGCGGTGGTGGAGATGGAAAATCAAATGGAACCGCAGGAGGTAATGGGACTAATGGACTCGGCGGTGGCGGAGGTGGTTCTCAAACAATTGGCGGTGGTCAAGGTGGTTCAGGCGTTGTAATTTTGCGTATGCCTTCTTCTGAATATTCAGGAATATCTTCAGGTTCAAGAACTATTTCTTATGTTGGAAGCGATGTTGTAATAAAATTTACAGGTAACGGAACTTATACTGTTAAATAATAGAAAAGCTTTAAAAGATTTAATTTGAAACTATGACACTTGACAATAAAATATCATTCATTAGCGGCTTAAAAAAATAACATGGCATTAACAAAAGTAACAAATAACAAATGGCAACAACAAAAGTATTAGGCGAATTAATAGCTGACAACACTATAGCTAGCAACAACGTAGATAATTCAGTTGTAAAAACTATTACATTAACACAAGCAGAATATGATGCACTGCCTTCGTATTCAGCGTCAACAATATACATAACAACTTAATACATAAAAAATGGCAATATATTTAGGACCAAATGAATTAGCAACTGGTGGAGGCGGTGGTGGCAACACATCAATTATAACAAACCCAAACGATTTACCTAAAGTTATAGTTTGGGGTGCAACTATAAAAATAAATACTGCTAATATAGCGTATTCGCGCCAAAATCAGGGTACATTTTACGATAATGCTTTTTTCGCTACTAACGGAGGAAATGTAGGCTCTAGAGTAGTAATAAGCGGCACGGGTTATAATACAATTTGTGATCTTACCGGCTCAGGTGAATTTTATTCAGCTTTAAGTAGCAGGCCTGATCAATTTAATAATAGGACAATATCTTGGAAGTTTACAGTAGATGGTGTTGAAACAATAATAAACGCTGATATAAATGTTAATTTGCAGATGCAAATAGGAATGTACATTCCCACAATGGTGGCTGATGATGCTTATGTTGTAGGATATGGTAATAGAAATGATAGAGGCTCGAGTGGTGGATATAACAATGTTGGTTCTAACAATTTTTTAACTTTGCCAGGCAATGAGATAGGTTTGTTTAGACAGGATGCTTTTAAAAATTTTAATCTAACAAGGTTGAGATTTGAAAATAGTTTTAAATTAGAGTATAGTATAGATGAAAATACAGCAGGATCGTACAATAGAATAGTAGTAGCTCAATATCAATTAGATTAATTATGAAAGTAGAAAATTTAACAAATCCAAATAGAGTAGATAATCCAGCTGATGGTGATTATTTAAAATATACATACAATAACGGATCTACAGAAAAAAAATATTATTGGGATCCAGTTCCAGAAGACAAAAATATTGTTGAAAGATCATGGAGAGATTCTGAGCTTAAAGAAACAGATTATATTGTTGCTGTAACCGATCATCCAAACTATTCTGAATATATAACCTATAGGCAGGAACTAAGGGATTATCCGGCACAACTAGATTTTCCAAATGGAGATCGTCCTGTGCATCCTATTAAATAATCTTTAGAAGAAGATATTATAGAATATAAGTTAGAACGCGAAAGAGTTCGAAAAGATATTCAAATGCTAAAAAACCAAAAAAACAAGTGATAATATAACTATTAACTATAAACCAAAACCAATGACACTTTTTTACCGCACTCATTCGTGGAGTAGTGAACCACAAATTACCGATGAAACCAAGGAGTTATGGAAGCATATTGCTACCAAAGCTAACTGGAGAATCACCCAATTACCAAACGGTTTTTTTCAAACCGAATACCAAGATCTAGAAAATAAAGATACTTGGAACGACGTAACCAGAAGAGAAACAGTTAAAGGCGCAGAAGCAGCTATTGATTCAACAATAGAGCACTACGCTAAAAAACTAGAATTCTTAGACGGACCTAAAGTCGTTAAAACCTTTAAATAAAATACTACTTCAATCAAATTAAATTAAATTATGTCAGACGCAATTGTCAAAAACCTAAGTTTCGGTAACGAAGCTAAGGACAAAGTATTTGAAGGTATCACAAAACTCACAAAAGCCGTTAGCTCCACGCTCGGGGCTAGCGGTAAATGTGTGATGCTTGAAGATGGAAATGGAAGACCAATTATAACTAAAGACGGTGTAACAGTAGCAGATAGTATTATACTATTAGATCCTGTTGAAAATATGGGAGCTACACTTTTAAAAGAAGCTGCTAGAAAAACCGTAAGTGAAGCAGGAGACGGTACAACAACCGCAACTGTATTAGCACACGCTATATTAACTGAAGCTTACAATGTAGCTGATAAGATTAGTTCAAGAGATTTAAAAATAGGTATAGACAACGCTGTTGAAAAGGTAGTTAAATACTTAGAGTCAATTTCAGTTGGTGTACAAGGAGATATGATAGATCAAATAGCTACTATCTCTACAAACAATGATTCTGAATTAGGTAAAATTATAGGTGACGCCTTTAGATCTGTTGATGAAACAGGGGTAGTTATGATGGAAACATCGTCAAATGGTTCTACAGAAGTAGAAATAGTAGATGGAGTACAATATAACAAAGGATTAACGAACTCTCATTTTGTAACAAGCAAAAGTCAAAGAGTTGCTGAATTAGAAAACCCTTACGTGTTATTGGTTGAATCGCCAATAGATAATATAAGACAAATTCAAAGCGTGCTAGAGTTTGTTATAAAGGGTAATAAGTCTTTACTTGTAATAGCCGATGTAGACCAACCAGTACTTGCAACTTTAGCAATGAATAAAGTTAAAGGTAATTTAAAGATTAATGTTATTAATGCACCAACATACGGTGTGGCTAAAAAAGAAACATTAGATGATCTTGCAATGCTAACTGGAGCTACTATTATAAACGAAGACTTAGGAGATGATTTAGATTTAATTAATCCTCAATACCTAGGTAATTGTATAAAAAG